TGGATTAATACCTCTAGAGATGAAACTCTGATGAGGCCACATTCCAAAAATCTTCAAGTTCTCAATATCAAAATATTCAGGATTCATCATTCATCTCCATAAATTTGTTCGATCTGCTCTTTTAAACCATCCACTCTATCATACTGGTGTACGATGAAGAATGGTTCACCCGCCTTTGTCTTCACGATACCATCTTCAATGATAGGCTGCTCGTCTTCATAAAGGGTTTCATATGTAGTTGGATCATCCTTAAATATCATACCAAGATCACCCTTACCAGACTTGACAGCACCAAGAGTTGTGGCCAGCTGAATAGCCCAACCATCTTCATTGGTCACAAAGTCGGTGTCAAACTTGTAAGGTGCTTGATTGATGATGAAGTTAAAGACGGCCTGATCCACAACAGGAATTTGTCGATTCACACTGAGATGGAAGATGAATGACAGAAGCCCTTTGATGGTTTGAAATTCACCACCCAAGACACCAACATTGTAGATGAGATTTTCTTTGAGAGTGTTGTGAAAGTATGGACCAAAAGAGTCCAGCATATTCTGGTTATTCCAAGGTTCATTCTTATATCTCATACCTTCAGAGCAAGCATAGAGATAATGAAACCTGTCTTCAAACCAAAGAGATGGATTCTTTTGAAAGATAACGTCACGAACGTCAGTGGTGATTACGTTGTCATACTCTTCTTTGGTCGTCTCAAGAAAGTTCCAGAGATAGAAGAAACGCTCAACATGAGGAGCATTGTTATTCGGTGCAACCATATCACCATCTGCATTCAATCGCCCATAGAGATTGAGTATGACACCTTCTTTGGCTAGTCTGTCGATGGTGGCCTTTTTCATATTGGTGCCAACGATAGCAATATCACCTTCGAAGCCACTGCGCTTGATAGAGTTGACCCAGAACTTCAATTGGTCCCAGTCATAGTTAGATGCGCCACCGATTACGAGGTCTTTAGTCATATCAATTTTCCTTCACATAGAAATCATCCCAGCGCGAAATCTCCATGAACTTGCGCTTGTATCCGTTAGCAGTCATAAGTTCATTTAGCTTATCACGCATGGTATAGTTATGCTCAACAGTGAGTGTCTTCACTTCATACTTATCTTTATTCTGCATGAAGAAAGCATTGAGAATACCATACTCACTACCTTCAGTATCAACAGACATATAGTCGATGACATGAGGTGCATTGTAAGTATCTAGCAAATCTAAGAGAGATACTGTTTGAACATTGATAGTCTTAGACTTCTCACGCTCAGACTTGAACTCATCTCCAGTACCAAAACCTTTAATGGTCGAAAGGTCGGCAATGTCAGTCATAAGAAACTCTAGTGTCTGGCCAGTCTCGCTGAACACACATCTTTCATCGATAGAGCATGAACGGTTCTTGTGAAGGTCTTTATGCCAAAATGGATTAGGTTCAGCAAGAATGCCAGACCATCCATAATTCTGTTCAAGCAAATAACTATTGCTACTTGTCTTACCATCAGTAGCACCAAACTCCACAAAGTACTTCATGGTATAGTTGTTTCTGGTTTCCCACAAAGCCCATACGTCTTGATAATTCTGTGATTGACTTTGATAGGCGTTTGTGAGACAGGAGCCGATGAACTGAAACAGTTCTTCATTACGAAGCTGTTCATTCGAAGCTTCTTTGATTGAATAGATTAGTTTACCAAGATCCATAATTTAACCCTTCCACGGAAGTTTGTTGTTGTAGTGTTTCAATTGATCTGCATTACCTTTCGCAAAGAAATCTTCTTTGACGGATCTTTCATTACCACCAAGTCTGTAAGAAAGAGTATGCTTACCGCTAGTACCCCACTTGCAATGATCTTTCACAGCATAAAGATAACGACGATCTTCACCCCATACACCTGAGTGCCAGAGATGACAAGTCTTTTGAATGAAGTCTTTTCTGAAGGCGAAAGATGAAGTGTCGACCAGATACTGAGGATCATCGTGTGTGAAATAGATAGGCCATTTACCTAAGCTTTCACAATTGTCTTCGCACAGAAAATTCTTCTCTTCATCATAGATAGACCTCAGAGAATATGCAAAGTCATTCTGTTCAAGAACCTTGACAAGACTCTCAACATGATCTGGTGCATACCAGTTGTCTTCATCGAGGAAGAAAACATAGTCAGAGTTGATGAGATGTGGATAAGCAGCATAGATACGCTGACCATTGAAGCCGTTTGCACCAGTATTGAATGGTGATATTGTCAGAGTTATGTGATTTAACAAATCATCATCGTATGTGAAGTTATCTGTGAATCTTTTTTGATGGTCTGGTCCATCGACTACAATTAGATGGTTAATATAACCATACGTCTGAGCCTTGACGCTTAAAATAGCATCGAGAACTTTAGGTGATCCAATTGTAGGGGTGATGACCGTTACGGTCTTGGGAGAAGTTGCAGTCACGAAGTTATATTTCATCACCAATGCCTTATCACGCCAGCTATAATAAACATGTTCGTTAGTATATAGCTGAGAATTATGATCGTTCGGATGATAGCGACTCTATCAGCCTCAGTGTTACTCTTACCGTTTTTTTCACCTAGAGCCTTAGCCCACAGTCTCCACATAATATAGTATTCTCCACATAAAGGCAAGAGGGGAATTTCTCCCCCTCTTACTCACTTATAGTTTTTGGGTGGCCTCGTAGACAACACCATAGATTTCGTGTCTGCGTAGGTCTAAATCTTCCAGTTCTTCTTTCGAAAGCTTCATCAGTTCGTGTTCAGCTTTGCGCTGTAGACGAAACTTGTCAAAGAAACCTTGGAAGACATCAGCAAGTTCTTCTGTAAGAAAGATCATGTTAGTCCTTCAAAAATTGTTTTTCTGAAACGCTACCATCATTAATCTTGACCTTCTTAGGCTTCTTATCTTCAGGTATCAGACGTTCTAGCATAACCTTTAACATACCATTCATAAGCTCCGCATCCTTGACGATAATGGTATCAGCAAGTGAAAACTTACGAGTGAATGCACGATCAGCAATACCTTTGAACAGGTATTCAGAAGCAGGAAATGTAGAGGCATTTGCATCACTCTTGATAGTAAGGGTGCCTTCATCAATCTCAACCTCAATATCTTGGCTACCGAAACCGGCCACAGCAACCTCGATGACATACTTAGTATCGTCAATCTTGCGGATGTTGTAAGGTGGATAGGTAGCAATCTTAGGAAGACTCTCGGTGATTTGATTCATCTTTTTGAAGATATCATCGAAGCCAATAGCAGTCTTTGTCATGTCGGCGATATTGAAGGTGAAAGGATCGAAGTGGGGGATTTTGTTGATAGACATGTGTAGTTAACTCCTTTTAAGCAAGTTAGGGTTAGAACTCTTCCCATAAGGCAAAGAGTTGGTTGCGGAGGTCTGAATTGCACAGACGATCTTTTGGGTATGAGCCAAACGAGATCCTACTTCTCCACTCCGCGATAGTGTCAGTACGCATTACTCAACCTGACAGACTATTTATATCACACGAGGTTTGAAATGTCAACCACCAGCAAAAATATCGGTAGAACCTTGTGCAACTGCTGTACATGCTGGCCCTACTGTATCAAAAACTCTACCCATACCCATACCATGAACCTTGACAGTTGTACTTCCAACTTGAATGGCAGCCACATGTGATATACAAAATTTACCTCCAGGAATCAAATGTGGTGTATTGACACATGTTTGGAAGCTGACTGGTCGACTATTCACAAAAACCGTACTTGAACCGGTAGCTCTACGCATTGCACTACAGTGTGTTACATCTAAATCACCTACTCTCGTTACTGCGGGCATATTTGATTCCTCATGCTGGCCAACTATAAGTACCGAAAAAGTTATATGCCGCATATAAATTAGGTGCAACATATCTGTCTATTGAAAAAGTTGCATTACCACCGGCAGTATAGTTGACTTTAAAATTGTGTGTGACAGTCGTGCCTGTTGTATTTGTATCATTGACTTCATAGATAATTTTTCCTGAAGGAACATCTATGAAATTATATGATATGTCACTCGTCATGTTAGCACCAAAAGGAGGATTGAACCATTTTATATTTACTGTATTACCGGCCGTATATGTACCATTCACCCATATTCTATCGTTAGCTACCGCGATAGTCACATTTGGTTGTGTCGTACTAAAAGATACATTCACCACATTTGCTATACCAACGATAACATTTGAACCTGTTGAATCATCAACAACATTGATGTAGCTTGATACATATGTTTGGACCTGTGTGTCAGGCAAAAACCCAGGGTCTAACTGAATGGTCACTTATCTTCTCTTTTTCTAAGGGCCATAAACTTTTCCATCCAGTTTTCAATCTCAGCATGGTCTTCATCTGAGTGTGGGCCTAATGGTACATAAGGATCGAAAGCAATAAGATTATCGAACCTGTCAGGTATGTCATCGTAATTATCATAGGTTAAGATATCATTGCCTATTCTGATGGTGAACTTATGTTTCGTGGTCATGATGGTGACTTTTTACCCTCTGTAAAAACTCGTCAAGGTCTTGGAATGAGTCTGGCTTATCATCAGGATTCAGGTCAATGCGAGGTGCTTTATGAATCATGTGTGTCTTAGACTCAACCAAAATGTCATCATCACCAAACATATTTATCTTCTTAGCATTGATGTTTAAGTCACCATTGCAGTTGAAGTTCATATCATTGTGTCCATCGATATTGATGTTGTTATTTTCATCAATACGAATGGTGATACCACCTTCAACTTCAATGAGTGCAGGCCTTGACTCAACCCTATGATAATGATAGTTTTTATTTGGCATTAGGCGACCTTCTTTGGTCTGCCACGCCCACGCTTCTCTTCGGTAACTGGTGCAGAAACACCGGTCGATCCAAGCCCACCAACACGGTCAGTCTTCTGTGTAGGTGCCTCGGTCGTTTCAACAAGGTCATACTTCAAACTCTGTACCAATTCAGCCTGTGCGATACGATCACCATTGTTGATGGTGATATGATTTTCAGAATGATTGGTGAGAAGAATGAAAGTCTCGTTGAAGTAGTCGGAATCGATAACAGCTTCCATGTTTGCAAGAACCAAACCTTGCTTGTATGAAAGACCGGAACGAGGATGAATACGAAGTGAGTATCCTTCAGGAATATCAAAGATGAGACCGGTCGGTACCATGATGCGGTCACCAGGCATCAGAGTGGCTTTACCTTCTTTGAGTGTTCTGGTGAAAGGTGAATTGAAGCCGCTGAAGCCGGCATACTCATACTTACCATAAGCCTGGAAAGCAATATCGAAACATGCGGCCTGTTGTGTACCAAAGGTAGGTAGAACCACTTCTGGATTAGTCTTGAAGATTTTCAACTGTGTCATAATATAGCTCCAAAGTTCAGGTTAGTCTTCTCGGCGTTTCTTGCCAATGTTATATTTCGTCACCAGAATCCAGTCATTCTTCTCTTTGTGTGACAAGATTTTGATCTGGCTAAGTGGTGAAACAGGGTCTTCACTCTTCTTTGGATCAACCAAAGCTAGAAGATTCCATTCAGCCAATAGGTTAGCAATCGTATTTAGTCGGCCCTTATCATCATCCGAAAAGTCTGACTTCTTACCATCGAGTAGGAATAATTGCTTAAAGTGCAGGATATAATATTTTCCCTGCTTGTGCAGAATATGGCAGGACTGATAGAGAGTCCTGTCTTTTTTTGATGCGACACCAATGCGCGAGAGTGTTTCTCTAATCTTTAGAAAGTCATCTGGTTCTGGTAGCGTCACCTCTATCAGTTCGCTTAGATTTAACATTCAAACCACCTTTGTTCAATTTTCTTTTTATATCATCGATTTGACCATCGGACAGTACCATCAGAACATCTTTGGCCTTCTCATTAGAGTAGTTGAAATACTCTTTGATAGCTTCAAGGTTCTCGATTGTCTCTCGCTTCTGCCATTTCTGGAATGGCCTTCTATAGGCCCGTATGGTATTTAGATAATAGTGGTATTGAAGAATGCCGTCAAGGTTCGGTACCTTGTTCATCTCATTAGCAAACAAGACGCAATCCTTGTGAAAGGAGAGCGCCTTGTTGACGACGAACGGGACATAATCCCGCTCGTTCTCATGTGTTACCTCTACTTTCTTTGTCTGAAGAATAGAAGGTATTATTTCTTTGAAGAGGTCAGTCATGGACACGATGAAAACAAGTTATTCAAAGCATTGGGAATATCATCCATAGAGGCCAACATGTGATTATTTAGTAGCTTCCGATGACTATCTCTTTCAACAAATTGAGGTATCACGCCGATAATCCTCCAAAGAGGAGTTGTGTTTTGTGGCTTTGAAACAGTTATACCAGAAAGTTCTCTGTTGATCCAACTATACATAAAGCTTTCATAGTTTTCAATCGACTTTATGTAATTGTGATGATCCTCAGCGGCGTTATCGGGATTAGAATCCATAGAATATAAAA